ATTGGTGTAGCTGGATCAACAACAGCTGAAGGCGATCTTTCAATGGTTGTCATCAACCCAGATTCATACACATGGTACGAAAGCCCACGCTTTACGCTACGCACAAATGTCAATTCAGATGGAACCATTGACATCCTGTATTACGGCTATGGCGCACTAGCAACCAAGGTTGCAAATGGCGCAACATGGAACAACCTCGCATAAATAACTCAAAATCGGTAGCGGTCGCTCCCGAACGCTACTGACACGAAAGGAACCGAGATGCCCGCAATAGTTACAGCTTCACAGCTCAGACAAATTTTGGGTGTCTCGGTTTCTTTGTACTCGGATGCCCAGCTTGATTCATTTATTGATTCAGCTGAGCAAACGATTTTGCCTTTACTTACGCAATACCAATCATCGGTGACTTTTGCCAATGTGAGTGATTCCGTCATTTATTTCACCACAATGCAGCCAAATTATTTTGTGCCGGGTCAATCTGTTGTTGTTACCGGGGCCGGAGCATACAGCGCGACTTATACAGTCACCGATGATCGGATTGAGCCATACACCTTTACAGCTGCAACAGCGGCCGCTGATCGTGATTATCCTTTGCCATTTATTCCAAATGCAAAGGCAACATTGAGCGGTGCATCCGCAGCGGCTTTGTATGCATCCACACCACCAATTGAAAATGCAATTTTGGTTGTAGCGGTAGAGATTTTTCAGAGCATTACAGCTCCCGGCAATCAAATCATGTCCGATAATTTTCAGCCGTCACCATTTGTGCTCGGCCGCAGCTTGAGCAATAGAGTCATCGGCTTACTTGGGCCATTTTTAGATGTTGAGACGATGTGCCAATGAGCATCGAATCGGTTGTTCGCACACCACTCAAAAATGCGCTTTCATCCATTGCTGCCAATGTGTACAACGGCATCCCAGAGACAATGACAAGCCCATCAATTTGTTTGATTCCGGATGCACCTTATTTGGAAAGCCTTTTGATAAATGGCGCGACAACAAAAGTCAAAGTCAATTTGACTGTTACTGGTGTTGTTACTTATGCCAACAATGCCGCAGCTTTGGACAACCTCGAAACATTGATGATCAACATCATCAGCGCAATGCCAGCTGGTTATGAAGTCGGCAATGTGAATCAACCGCAACCATTGGAAGTCGGTGCTGGTAAATACCTCACAGCCGATTTACAAGTAAGCACTTACTACACCAATTAAGGAGAAAAAATGGCAACCACAATCATCACCGGTAGAGACATCACATTTACCATTGATTCTGACAATTTCGATGCACAGGCAACCTCAGCTGTATTGACTGTTGAATCAACCATCAATACATACCAGACACTCGATGGCAAGGCGTATTTTACGACTGACACACAAGGCTCATTTGCGGTCGAAATGTTGGCCGATTGGGGCGCAACAGGATCGCTATGCGAAGCACTTTGGACAGCTGCATCATCAGCACCAAATACAGCATTGCCTGTTGTTTTGGTAGCCGATACAGGCGCATCATTTGCATTTTCTGTGCAGCCAATCTTTCCATCAGCTGGAGGATCAGCACCGGATGCACAGACTGTCTCACTTGCTTTCACTTGTGTGACAACACCAGTTTTGACAATTAGCTAACAAAGGAGATCGGGAGCATGAAACTAGCAATCACGATGGAATTCACCAATGGTGAGAGCGCGACCTATACCGCGCTCCCACCAGAGTGGATGAAATGGGAGCAGAAAACCGGAAACACAATTCAGCAAGTATCTGAGAAATTGGGCATTGCAGATTTGATGTTTTTGGCGTATCACGCAATGAAGCGCGAGGCAGCCGGCAAGACTGTCAAGCCTTTTGAGATTTGGTGCGAAACTGTAAGTGACATAAGCATGGGAGAAACCGAAAACCCAAAAGCTACGAATCCGGATCAATAAACCGGATCATTTGGGAATTGGCCATTGACACCGGCTTGTCGCGATCAGAATTTCAAACCGCTGAGGACATTTTAACCGCTTTTGAGATACTGAGGATCAGAAATGGCAACTGAGTCAATCACTTATGACAAGAGTGATTTGCGCGGCATTTTGCAAGCTTTTAAGGCTATGGATGATGAAGCTGTACAACAAGCCAAAGGCGTTTCAAATGGTTTGGCTACTTATGTGCAATCAAAGATCAAAGGTGTGGCTAGCAATCGACCAAATAAGGCAGCCGCTCGCGTTGCTGATGGATCGCGTGTAAGCAAATCATCAAAGATCGGTGAATTGTCATTTGGCTTTGTTTCTCAAAAATTTAGCGGTGGCGGTACAACCCAGCAACTTTGGGGCGGTTACGAATTTGGATCAAATAAATTCAAACAATTCCCGGTGTGGTCTGGTCGTGAAGGTCGCGGGTCAAGAGGATACTTTATCTACCCAACATTGAGAGCTGAGCAACCGCACATCATTGCTCAATGGGAAGCTGCATTTACTAAGATTTTGAAGGAGTGGTGATGGCTGGTCAATCAAGAACGCTTAAGCTTTCGATTCTGGCCGATGTAGATCAGCTCAAGAAAAGCCTCAACACCGGATCAAATGAAGTTGATGGATTTGCTGGCAAGCTTGGTGGATTTGCCAAAAAAGCCGGTGCAGCCTTTGCCGTAGCCGGTGCAGCTGCCGCAGCTTATGCCGGCAAATTGCTGGTCGATGGTGTCCAATCTGCCATTGCCGATGAAGCAGCTCAAGCCAAATTGGCAACCACATTGGAAAATGTCACGGGTGCTACAAATAGCCAAATCAAAGCTGTTGAGGATTACATAACACAAACAGCATTGGCCAATGGCATAACCGATGATCAATTAAGGCCATCGCTTGATCGGTTGATCAGATCGACCAAGGATGCGACCAAAGCTCAAGAATTACAATCTTTGGCTTTGGACATTGCTGCCGGCACCGGCAAGGATTTGTCAGCTGTTTCTGAGGCATTGGGCAAGGCCTACGATGGCAATTTGGGTGCGCTCAAGCGTTTGGGTGTTGGCATCGATGAATCAATTATCAAATCCAAAGATTTCGATGCGGCCGCAGCCGCACTTTCAAAGACTTTTGAAGGCCAAGCATCAAAGCAAGCTGAGACATTTCAAGGAAAAATGGCGCGGCTGACTGTCGCATTTGATGAAGCCAAAGAAACTGTCGGATCGTATGTACTAGATGCATTGACACCATTGCTCAGCGCGTTTGTTGATAAAGGCATCCCAGCAATTCAAGATTTTGCCAGCAATTTGGGCAAAACATTGGGGCCAGCATTTGGAGAAATTTTCAAGGTTATCAAAAATGATTTGCTGCCAATTTTGACAACATGGTGGAAATTTTTATACAACGAAGTCATCCCAGCAATTGGCTCGGTCGTTGGGCCAATTCTCGAAGGTTTGAAATCTGCATTTGATAAAATCAAAAAAGCCGTGTCGGACAATTCTGAGGAATTAAAACCATTTTTAGGTTTTCTCAAGCAAGTTTGGGAATTTATCAAAGAAAATTTGGCACCACTTTTGGGAGGTGCTTTCAAAACAGCTTTATCAACCATCGGCACATTGGTTGCTGGCCTTGTTACAGGTTTTTCAAAGCTTGTTGGTTTTATTTCCAGCACAATCACCAAGATCAAAGAATTTGTCAATTTTGTCAAAGATAACCCGGTCACGCGGTTTTTCTTTGGTGATTCAAATGATAAATCGCTCAAAGCTGGTGTGGGATTTGACATGGGAGACACAGGATCAACCGGAGGCGGTTTTGATACCGGATTTGGCGGCAGCACAAGCGGTGGTGTTTTTGCTCCATCAGCTGACTCACCAACCTTTACAGGCGCGCCACTTTCAGCCTATTCACCAGCCATGCAAGCTGCAATTTTAAGGCGTGAGGAATTGAAGGCAGAAACCGAAAGATTGCGAGCCGCACGAGATTCAGCCAAAGCTGCACGATTGGCCTCAACTGGTGGGCTTTCTACAGCCGAACGCATTACCATAAATGTGAACGCTGCATCGGTAATTGATGAGGAAGGTTTCAACCGCGCTGTTGTTGATGCGTTGAACAATTCATACTATCGCGGCACAGGTGGTGCCACGGCTTTACAGGCAATCTGATGACACTTTTCAATCCTGTATGGCGCGTGACCATTGGCGGTGTTGAATACCAAACCGCTATTTTGGCCAATCTGACGATCACGAGCGGCCGAACAAACATTTATGAACAAGCTCAGGCCGGATACACCAATCTCGAAATCATCAATTTAGATCAATCAAATGTAGCCATTGAAATCAATGATTCGCTGACAATCGAATTGCAAAATTCAACAAATACATTTGTGCCAATTTTTGGTGGATCGGTTGTTGAAGTTGGAATTTCGGTTGCTGAAATTGGCTCGGTGGATTATGCACAAAGAATCAACATCATTGCATTAGGTGCTTTGGCCAGATTGCCAAAGGCATTGACCGATGGTGTGCTTGCCAAAAAGTTTGATGGAGATCAGATTTATGATGTTTTGAAAGAAGTTTTGTTTGATACATGGCAAGAAGTACCTCAAGCCTTAACATGGGCTGATTATGATCCAACGATGCAATGGCAAAATGCTGAAAATAGCGGTTTGGGTGAAATTGATAGACCAGGCAATTACGAATTGGCGGCAAGATCAAGCTCTAGGACAAATGTTTATTCTTTGGTATCGGCTTTGGCCACATCGGGATTGGGTTACATTTTTGAATCGCCAACCGGCCAAATCGGGTATGCAGACAGTACACATCGAACCAATTATTTGAGCGCAAATGGTTATGTCGATTTAACAGCCAACCATGCTTTGGCACCGGGTTTGAGTATTCAGCAGCGTGCTGGAGATGTAAGAAATTCAATCACGATTCAATACGATGCAACATCATCATCTGAGAAATCAGCCACAGATTTGACCTCAATTGGTTTGTATGGCCAATTGGCTCAAATTATTGCAACAACATTGCACAATGGATCAGATGCCGAGGATCAAGCCGATTTTTACCTTTCATTGAGAGCTTATCCACAATTCAATTTCAGCAACATCACATTTGAGCTGACTAATCCAGAAATCGATGATTCTGATCGTGATGCATTAATTGGGGTTTTCATGGGTATGCCGGTGAACATTGCCGATTTGCCATTGAACATGAATTCTGGAGATTTTTTGGGTTTTGTTGAAGGCTGGACATTTGCGGCCCGATACAATCAGGTAAGCATTTCAATGATCGTTTCCCCGGTAGCGTTTTCATTGCAAGCCATGCGATGGAACGATGTACCGGTGGTCGAAACATGGAACACAATCAATCCAACTTTGGATTGGATCAATGCCACAGTTGTGGCGTAAGGAGAAAACATGAGCAATCCGACAAGCGCGTTTGGATGGCAAATGCCAACGGCCACAGATTTGGTCACAGATTTGCCAGCTGATTTTGAGGTATTTGGTCAGGCGGTTGATACATCGTTGGCTGATCTGAAAGGTGGCACTACTGGCCAATTATTAGCAAAAGCCACAAACACGGACATGGATTTTACATGGACAAATCCTGTTTCTAGCGGCTTTTCTGTTGTCAAATCCGAAACGAGCTTTTCAGCTGTAACGGAAATCATTGCAGACAGCGTATTCTCAAGCACATACACAGATTATTTGTTGCAAATGTATTGGACATCATCATCAACAAGTTTGTTGATTATGAATTTGCGTGCTGGTGGTACAAATACAACCACGAATTACAATGACCAAGTGACGGAAGCTTTAGGCACAAGCATTGGTACAAGCACAGTTACAACACCTTATGTTGCCCACGCTATCAATGGCAGCTTTTACGGCTCAATGAGACTCAATTTGTTCAGCCCAAATGTGGCAGCTGTGACAAATTTCCAGTCGGATTCGGTTGTACCTAGCGGTAGTTATTCATCACCAAAAATAACTCAAATGTATGGTTTTCAAACCGACTCAA